CAATAGAACTATTAGTATCAAACTGTCCACTTCCAATAATGCCAGGTTTAAACCCGAATACTTTTTGTACTTCCTTTGCCCATTGATTTCTTAATGGAATAGTGTGAACGACTACTAATGTTTTCTGCCCTAATTTACCTGCTATTGATAGTGCTGTAAAAGTTTTACCCCAACTAACCCAAGCATTTATTATACAGTTATCCTCTACTGTGTTATGTACCTCTTGCTGGCTCTTTCTTAGCTCATATTTGAACTCAGGAAATACCTCTGGTTTTAGTACTCTTTTATCTATAATTTCATATTCAGAAGGTATTAAATCGATACGTCCTATAGGAATTGTTACTATCCCTGGTCGTATAACAGCCATGTTTTTTATTACTTGTGGAACCAGGTCTCTAGGGTTTTTAGGGGGTACTACATATGTAAGCTCCTTATCTAATTCATCTTGAATCTCTGGAGTCACATCTAAATAAATCCTATTACTTAGTACAGCTTTCATACTTTCCTATTAGTATCTTTCTTTTTAGTTTCGGAATACTCGTATATTACCCAAGGATACCCTCGGATAAGTAAAACTCCTGCCCACAACATTTCAGGAGCAGGAGGTCTGGGTATAGTAAAACCCGCCTTCCAATCTTCTAGCCATAGTACAGAGGCTACAGTTTTTCTTTCAATTTTTCTTATCTTTCTATATTTTAACTGCAACATTAAGATTTTTTGATAGATAAAAGGGACTCCTTTACTATCTATAAAATAATAATTGCGTTGTTTTATAATACCAACTAAACTATTTATTGATCTTCTTAGAGGTAGGAGTCCTTTGTGAGGGGTTTGGAGCCTTCTTTGACCTAATGTTTTCCCTGGCATATTTCTATCATCTACCAGTTCGCCTTCTAAGTATAGTAATCCGTCTGTTAACTCCCAGTTACTTGAAGGTAAGATGAATACTGGAAAGGTTATTCTATCCAGGGTTTTGTACGTAACTATCATATTCTGGGCCCAGAAATAGATGGGGGCTATCATTCATATAGTCTCCATACTGATCTTCAAATTTGCCCATTGAATAGTCATCTCCTATATCAAAGTCACATCCGATAGGGGCATCTGAAATAGAGATTCCCCGGTCTTTTTGAATAAAGTGTTCTAGTGCCGTGCAATATGCATCTATTTCTTCATCTGGTACTTCTGCTAAAATAGAGTCATGTACTAAAGCGAATATTTTAGCTTTAAGATTTAACTCTTTAATATGCTCCCCCATTTCTATGGCACCGAGAAGATTAATATCAGAAGCAGTAGACTGGACCAAAAAATTAAGACCAGACCTAACTGTATGACTTCTGACGCCTTTATCTTCACTTTTAACATTGGGCAATCTCCTTTTTCTGCCGAAAAAACTATATACAAATCCATTGTTTTCTATAAATTTTTGATTTGTTTCAATCCAGCTCTTTAATTTACTAAATGATTTAAAATAATCGTGTATAACTTCAGAAGCCTCTTGAACACTGAAATATTTTCCAGAGTCCTTTGTGACTTGCTGACTAATCTTATGTGGCCCGGCTCCATACATAATTCCAAAAGTTACTGCCTTGGCAGCTTGTCTTTTATGAGGGTACAATTCGGCCACTCTTTCTACCTCGCAAGGTAGTTTAAATACTTTCTTAGCAATCGTACTATGAAAATTTCCTTTTAATCGAAACACATTCATAAGTGCTTCATCGTTTGCCAACTTTGCTGCGATATATACTTCTGCGGTTGCTAAATCCATTGCAACTATCTGAGACCCCGTTGAGGCTGTGATACATCCCTTAACAATTGGATTGTCACGAGGGATTTGTTGCATATTTAACTTACCGCTGCTGCTAAGACGACCAGAAGTAGTAGAGTGGAGGTTGAAACTAGTCCTAAGACGGCTATCCTTATCCAACTGTGGTATGATTTTGTCCAAATAAGTATTTTTAATTTTGGATTTTTGACGGATTGCCAAGATATGTTTGGGAAGTTTAGATTTTTCTGAGAGTGTATTAAGGACTTCGGCATCTGTTGACCATTGGCCCGTTCCAGTCCTCTTACCAGTAGGATTAAGGCCAATAAAGTCAAACAAAAGGCTCCGAAGTTGTACAGTGCTATTTGGGTTAAAAGGTTTACCATTTAGTTTCTCGAATTTTGCTATGTCAAAATCTTTATACATAGCCTTGATAGAATCATCAATATTTTGTTGCATCAAATCTTGAGCAACAATTAATCTCATTTTGTCAAAGGGAACACCATTTTCCTGAATAGTTAATAAAAATCTAGTGCCAGGAATTAAAAGGTTTTTATATACCCAAGCAAGTTTTTCATTGTCTTTAATTTTTACAAACTTCTCAAACAATTTAAATGTAACTACAGCATCCATAGCTGCATATGTTTTCATTATATCGAATGGGATTTCTTCCCAACGAAATTCATTTTTAAGAATCCTATGTTCTTTTCTATAATTATCTACCCAGTCATGCATTGGCTTTTCGTAATCCCCATAAGGAGTATACTTTAATGCCAATGCTTTTAAGCCATGATGACCCGGATTTTCATTAATCAAATAAGATAGAAGCATAGTATCTTCTATATTTGGAAAGTTAAAGTTAAAATGATACTCAAACCATGCAAGGTCGAACTTGGCATTATGGAAAATTACCGTTTTCTTATTAAATAACTCTTGTAATTTTGATTCTATTGTTTCATTTATACAGTTGGCATCAATGTATGCGCCTCTTTGTCCATCATAACACAAAGACAGTCCCAACATGTACCCGTTTCTAGGATACAATGATGTTGTCTCTGAATCGAGGGCTATAAAGTCATCTTCATATGCGATGGCTTCATCTATAAACTTTTCTGCTTCTCTGGAATCTGTAATTCCAAAAGCAATACTATCATCAATTACCACATCTTCTATTTCGCCCTTAATATATTTAATAATATTATCTTTTGAAGTTTCCCAAGTCTTTCTAGCTTCGGGTTTAAAGGCGAGCATGGCAGGATTAATTACTGGTAGAAATTTCTTCTCAACTTTCTTACCAGAGTACTCTACAACTGAATTAATTTTAGTGAAATACTTTAGAGATTCACTTCCCACTAAAATAATCCAATCATACAATGAAGTGTCTATGTCAATATCGCAATCTCGTTTTAGTACTTTCTTGATTGCAGGATCTGAACATAACTGAAACTGATCGAAAGGAAACTTTCCTTCAAACAGTTGATTCCAATCATTTCTACTACGTCTAGTTTCTATTAATGCAACTTTAGGCATATAATTTACTCATTAATTTATCAATTTGGGGTTGTGCTAATGCGCCGGGGTCTGTATGTTTTAAACATATATTCCTAGAAAGGAGACCAGCCCTATCACACATAGCTATAACTTTCTCAGCAGCTTCCTGGCCGGCATCGTCTCCATCAAAGAAGACATCTATACCTGTTGCGCCTTGTATAGAAAGCATACTTAATTTATTTTCATTTATATTCTGTGTGCCAAAACAACACACGGCATTTGTTAATCCTTTATCATGTAGATTTATCATATCAAATATGCCTTCTACTAGGATTATTTTTCCACTTCTAGGTGTTACGGCAGGAAAGAGTGGCATCTTAGCCCCTGCAGGACTAATTTTATACTTGGGTATTCCATCTGTTAAATGTCGCCCATTGAAAGCAACAATTTTTCCAGACATATCTCGTACAGGAAAAACTATTCTGTTAATGAAATCAGGATTAGTATGTTGAAACGCCTCAAATTTTCTATAAGTATCTGGACGTATGTTTCTCCAATTTCCAAGGTATGGGGTGTAATTAAAAGGAAAAGATAAACCAACACTTTCTGCCCGCTTCTCTATAATTTTTCGTTTAATAAGTTCCCGACGTACTTGCAAATGGTTTATCTTTTCGTTAAATAGAATGAGTACACTACCTTTGTACCCGCATGAAAAGCAATGAAAGATCCCAGTAAATTTATCAATTCTCATACTAGGATTTGAATCTTCATGTTCTGGATTTAAACAACGGACGAGAAAATCATTCCCTCTTTCAATATATTTAATTCCTCTTTGCTCTAATATATCGTCAATCATTTATTGTGCCTTGGCGATATTCATCAACTGGTGAATGATTAATATGATCTTGCCGAGCACCAAGAAAGAGAATTAAAGCGATTATACTAACCGCGATTAATATTCTCATCCCCGATCTCTTGAAGTCATTGCATCCAAACGTTGTTCGCCTTCATAAAGAATAGCTATTTGGTCTTCATTTAATACATACTGATACATCTGTAGTTTACCTACATAGAAATTTAAATCTTTTAAATCCTGGGTATTTAAACAGTCCACAAGACATTCGCAGTAATCTGCTGTTATTCTGTCCGTTGTTTCTTTAGTAATCATAGAATCGCTCTCTACTATCATACTTTTTTCATTTTAGATATTATACTAAATTTTGGAATGATAGTCAAGAACTATTTTTAGATGTCATCTATTTCTTCCCCTGTCCTATTGCTTTCATCTTCCTGTTCCTTGGGGGTTAATGCAGATTCAGGCCCAATTTTTAAACTTTCCCAATTTATATAAGAAGTAAAAGACTCCATAGAAGCTGATCTCATCTTCTGACAGGTGAATGAAATACACGCAGCATCGTGCGAGTATGTTTCTATAGAATAGGCAGCGTCCGCAGCGTCCAAGATTCCTTTTGCAAACCGCGCTTCTCCAGTAGCGTCAGTTTGATAAGGGGATAAAATTGGAGTTTCATATTCCTGGGCCATAGATTTTAATGCTTTACTAATTTCCACTTGTTCCGTCCAATCATATTGGCCAGATCTAGAGGGAAGGTTAGAGCGTTTTACTTGATTAATATAGTCTACGATAACTATACCAACATCTAACTTATGTATTTTCTTATCTAAATCTGCCTTTATTTTGCCTATCGTAAGGGTAGGCTCATAGACAACATCTAACCGAGTCGGGAGAAGCTCGGCTTCTGTTAATTTAGTATGAAATTTATCAAAGTCTCTATGTTGTTTATATTCTTTCAAACGCTCGCCTCCTTGCTGAAAGCGGTTCGCCCACCAGCCAGCAACTTTTTCCCACTCTTTAATATTAAGATTTTTAGTTCTTAAACGAGCGAGAGGGACATCTGTAGCAATACTGCAACATCGTTGTAAAATTTGCCTACTATCCATCTCTATAGTGAAATAGATTGCAGACTTACCTGATTCAACAATATGATTTGCTACATTCGAGCAAGTGACAGACTTACCTCCGCCGCGTTTACCTCCTATAAGTATCAAATCTCTAGGAGAGAACTTCATGAAACTATCGTAATTAGAATTTAAACCGAGGGAGACATACCTATCAAGTTCTTCATCTGGCTCAAACAAGGTAATATATTGCATACTTTCCTCGGGATGTTTAAGCTCTACTTTATCCTCTATGCGGAGAACAATGTCATGAAGATGTGAGAGAGTTTCCTCTGCATTTTCAAATGCAACGGAATTGTCTACATATTTTTCGAGTTCATTCAATACTTCTTTTTGAGTAAATTCGTTTTTTAAGTACTGAAGAAGCATTTTAGCTTCTGCTTCTACTTCAATACTATCTATAGCAAATAATTTTTCTTTTGTATTATTATCACGAATTTCGTATTTAAGATCATCGAACTTGGGGAGTTTGTGATATTCATCACAGTGTTTCTCGATAACACTATACAAGGTATGGTATTCGGAAGGTAAATAATGCTTCCGCAAGATACTCCAGGTTTCGAAATCCTGTGCATCAAGTATCTGCTTTATTAAAGCACTAGCAATATTCAACTAAAGTTCCCCCGAACAAAAAATAAGTGCGGGGTGGGCAGGGCAACAGGGTTAGCCTGCTCCGAGCATCCGGTTGAGGCTCCCCATCACTAGGAAGCCATACCACACCCAGCACTTATAAAACACTACTAATTAACCAGCGGCGGCTGCTGCAGCCTTCTCTCGTCTGGAGGCTCCATCATAATCAGAAGCAGAAATACCACGTCGAGTGAGCATAGTTTTTACCCCTCGTACTGTTTTACTAATTTTAGTGGCGATTTCTTCAACAGTCATTGACTCAATATCAGAAAGCTCTGCTAGAGGGTCAACTCGTGTACCAGATTTAGTTGTTTCCTGGCGGGGGATCGCAGCAATAGTACCTGCACGAAGCAAGCTAAGAGCTTTACCACGAACAGAATTTACTGTACGACCAAGGGCTTCTGCAATTGCTTCAACAAAAGCACCTGCGTGTACCATTTTAACAAATTCAACTTCTTCAGCATCAGAATAAGTCTTAACAGTTTCCGGCTTGGGAGTCGGCTTAATGTGACTAGTCAATTCCATGGACAAGATTTTGCCTTGGATTTGTTTTGCTGTGAATTTACCATCTGCAAAATGTGCAGCAACTTCAGCGTAAGTATAAACATCACTGTTGTCAGTTACAAATGACTCCAGGATCTCTTCTTGTACCGCAGAAAATGCTTTGGTAGAATTTGTACTTGCAAGTTCTACATCATAACCCATTTTACGAAGTTTACTAGAAACTGAACGGGTTGAGGTTTCAAGTTCAACAGCGGCTTCCGCTACTGTTCCTTGGGATATAGGAGTTTCGTTTCCTACAAACGTTTCGAGCGCGCTTGTGCGCTCATCATTCCACTTGGGAACTGCCATGTCTTTCTCCAATATAATCTTTAAGATTAGTGACAATTTGTATGCCTTTATCTAAGGCTTTTAAGGTTTTTGTAGTTTCTA